ATCATCGTCTGGCCAGGGAGCTGGCCGACAAGGATCCACACGGAAGGATGGTGGACGTGCTCCGGGTGGCGAGCCTGTTCCGTGACGACATCCTGGAGACCGGCAACAAACGCAACGTGGTGGACTTCGATGCCGCGTTCCGTAAGAAGCTGCGGTTCAAGGCGTCCGATCTCCTTGACGAGCCCGCTCCCGAACCGGAGCTCACCGCCGGCGCTCCTGCCGCTGCCCGATCCTATGAGTGGGGTGGCATCACCCGTGACTGGATCAGGGAGCACATCACGGACCTGGTGCCCGAGGGATTGTTCACACAGGCCATCGAGTCGAGTTTCTGGGGACAAGTCAAGGCCGGCACCTCCAAAGAGGACGCGGCGCAGGAGATAGTCGATGATCTGCTGACGCAGGTCGAGTATGTGGGGAGAAGATCATGAGCGGGGTGTTGTTGTGGACGGATATCGAGACCACGGGGCTTGATGAGTACCGGGATGCGGTCCTGGAGATCGGCATGCAGGCCACGGACTGGGATCTGCACCCGTTGGACCAGGGGATGCGTGTGGTGGTGCGTCCATCCCGGTGGTGGTGGCGTCGCCTGCGGATGAGCGCGTACTGCCGGCACATGCACACGGTGAACAGGCTCATCGACGAGGTGGACGCGGGCGGGGCGCACACGTTCAGCCGGAGCGAGGCCGCATCGACGGTCATCGAATACATCGCCAAGCACAGCAAGCAAGGGTTGCCGTTGTTGGCGGGCAGCAGTGTGGATTTCGACCGTCGCTTCCTCAGACGAATGCACTTCCTCGGGCATAGCGCTCTCGAAGGGGTGAGCCATCGCATCGTGGATGTCAGTGTCCTGGACGAGATAGCCAGGCACCGGTATCCCGACGTGTACGCGCACCGTCCCGACAGGACCACGAACCACCGCGTCACCAACTGCCTGCACGACAGCATGAACCTCTACAGCTACTACCAGCAACACCTACTCAAGACAGAGGGAAAACCCAGCATGACACAGGAACATCTGCTTTCGACGCAGAACATTAAGGACGCTTTCGTGCAGGGAAGGCTGGGGTTGTATACGGAGATCCCGGTTGAAGCGATCGCACGGAACGAAGAGAATTTCGAGCGTTGGCTTTCCGCTCATGATGCTCAGATACGGGCAGAAGCACTCGGCTTGGCCGGTGACAACGGGGTTGAAAACGGTAGAGAGCTATTGAATGAAGCGTTAGCTGAAGCGGTCAAGGAATATCTGCTGTATGGTGCCCACCCGTTGAATACCGAGGAACCTGAACCTGATGACTGGGTTGAAGATTGCGACCTGTTCAATATCACTCTCACTAATGGTGACGTTATCGACTGCTCAGAGTTGGCAGATGAGGTGTTGGACGCTCAGAAACGCTATCTGAATGGTCTTCCGGTCATGCAGTCAATCCCTACCAAAGAGGTGAAGTAATGACCAGCGATGCGGTGAACGAACAAGCTAAGAAGAATTCTGGGACGGTTGGTATTGGTGTTAAACCAACGATTCGTGGGAATTGCATCATGCTGAAAGTTTCTGTGAGTCGATTTAATGGGCCCATTGCTGTGGAGACTCATTCGTATCGTCTCACGGTCGACGAGGCCGAGCGAACAGCTCGTCATCTTGTAGCGGCAGTGCGCCTAGCCGGTGAACGACGAGAACAATACAAGGAGCAGCAGCAATGAGTATTGCTAATTACTCCACGTCCATTGATCCGGTGAAGACGGCTGGGGAGATCATGGGGATGCTTTCGACGCATGGTGCCTCGAATGTGGTTGTGACGTATGAGCATGGTGTGCCGTCCGGTTTGAGTTTCACTGTTCCCACCGGTTTCGGGGATCGTGGTTTCGAGTTGCCGGTGCGTGCTACTGGTGTGTTGCTTGCGATGCAGCGGGATCGTGCGATTCCTAGGTCGAAGTGCACTCAGGTGCAGGCGTCTCGGGTGGCTTGGCGGGTGGCGAGGGATTGGCTTCGTGCGCAGCTCGCGTTGATTGATGCTGGGTTGGCTGGCCTGGATGAGGTGATGATGCCGTACATGCTCGCTGATGGTGGCCGTACCGCCTGGGAGTTGTATGCGGGCAGCCAAGGGCAGATAGAGGGAGGAACACAATGAATATCGCCCTACAGGAAGCTAAGAACTATCAGGCTTGTGCTGGTGATTGCATGGGTTCGGATGAGGCATACTATGCCGGTCGTACTGCTGAGCGTACGGAAGCTGAGATCGAGGCGGCGGCCAAAGCCATGTACGAGAATTGTGCGACGCGTTGGCACGCCACTAGCAGCAGTGGCAAGTGGGCGAACGCTCAGGTACACAAAGAGTATCTGATCAAGGCAAGGTTCGCGCTCGAAGCTGCTCGTAAGGCGGTGAGCGTCGATGAGTGATGATTTCTGGAATTCGAAAACAGTCAGGGCTCGTAAGCAGCATCGGTGTGATCTATGTGGAGAGTTTATCGCGCCAGGTGAGTCGTATTCGCGTGGTGCCGGGGTGATTGAGGGTGATTTCTCAACTTGGAATGAATGCATGCCTTGCTTGGAGTTTGCCAAAGTGTATTTCTCGGAGTCCGGCAATGATGAGATCACAGAGGATTCTGCTGTTGAGTTTGCTCGTGACCTGCTGGCCGATTCACATTATCCCACGAGGGCCAAGGTTGTTGACTTGGTGATTGCTGATTCGTTCATACGGCGAAGTACGGGTCGATTTGCTGAAGCATCTGATTGGGGTGATGACCTTGAGTGACCGACACATCAGCACACCACCGAAACATCCCTGGCAACCGGCCGAATACAAGCATATAGAGAAACCTTCAAAAATCGCGAAGCCAGGGTGCTCGCTTCATCAGATGGGCGAGGCACTCCGCCAATTCGGACAGGCATCAGCAGGATTGAGGACACAATGAGCAACCAACAAGATAAACGCACGGCGCTCGCGAAACGTCTCACCAGTCAAACCATCCAACTCACCGGTCTGAACGCATCCATCAACAAACTACGGAAACAGGAACTCAACCACGCACAACACCAAACCCGGCCATACGAACAGCCCCACGACAAAGACACAGAAACCAGCATCCACACCGCCACAGAACTCACACTCACCAGCACACACCTCACCAACGCCATCAACCAACTCAACGCGCTCGCAGCCATGCTCACCGAGGGGAGTGCATATGACGAGTAGTTGCCCGGTGTGTGATGGCATGGTTCGTGGAGGAGTACTGTGCAAACAGCATCGCAGGGAGATGGCAGCCGCATTGCAGTCTTTACGGTTGAACATGTACGAGCTTGCCGGTCTGGCTCGCAGGGAGTTCAAGCTCGCTGGACGTGGCCAGGGGCATGCGTCGGCCGCGTTCGCCTCGACACCGTTGAACATGTCAGCCCAGGTGCTATACGACGAGACGGACGACATGCTGCAGGATGTGGCCGCGGCGATCGGACTGTGGGGTGTGCGATGCCCTGTATTGATACGGCGGCTGCAGGGTCGGTTGGTGGCGTTGGCTTCTTCTCCTCACTGCGGTGAAGCGTTCAAGGAGATCACCCACGCCTCGGAGAAGATCAGACTCTGGCTCACTCCACCCGATGAACGGATCATCTACGGCAGGTGCCTGAACCCCGTATGCCTGCACGAGGTGTCCGGCGTGGCTGGCCAGAAGGAGGCCACGTGCGGGTATTGCGGCAGCACCTGGAGTGTGAGCGCGATCAGGGCATCCAGACGCGAGCGCTATCGGTTGAGTCCTGTTGATGTGTCCGGGGTTAATCGGACGTTGAGGATGACGCCCGCGCAGGCTGCGGCGTGGTTGCGTGGGCAGACGAATATTCCGGTGACGCGTAAGCAGGTGTCTGATTGGATTCGTCGCGATAGGTTGCCGAGCAGTGAGCCGTTGGATGGTGGTCGGTGGTCGTTCAATCCGGTGGAGTTGCTGGATTTGGCTGAGCGGGCGGCGTGATTCTCGTGACACGCCGGGCTTAATGTTGTAAATGTTGTCTGCCGCCGTTATATTTGTATTGTTGATGTAAGTGTATGTGGGGCCCGGTGGATGCCGGGCCTTTCGCATATCTGCACTTATCCTCAGCAGCAGAACCCGTGGAGGGTTATGAAATCCGCAAGCTCGCTCGGGTTTTGATCCTTTTGCCGGAGCCTAGGGTGACCACGATGTATAGGCTCACAGGTTCTCGAGATAATCTCGAGAACCCCTCAACTGACTGGAGAGGAACATACCAAGATTCGTTCGTTCCGGCCTCAATGCTATGGGGAAGGGATGGACCCAGAAGCTCATCTATAGGCTGGTAAACAAACTGTCCTTTGTGCCTGTCGCAGATTTCGATATGCTCAACCGTTATTGGTATTCTTCCGCGATCGGTAACCTTTACACCAATGACTTCTTCGCCTGGAATGTTTTGCGCTCGAAGACTGTTGAGTTCAACGCGTTCTCCAGATTTCGAGACTGGTCCTACAAACGCTCCGCCAGGAGGTGAAAACAAGCCTGTAATAAGAGTGGCCTTGGGGCGACCTGACGACAAAAGCCATGCGCATATCTGCCACCCGAGTGAAATGCCCGCGAACATCAATGAGATTGCTGAGATAGTCATTTCCATTGTCGAACCTCCGCTCGGTGCTGAATACCAAGTCAGTCTATCTGCCCCTGCGCGTGTGTTTTTTGACGAGTAGCTTTGCCTGGCCGTCCGCCGCGTCCTGGTCGTTGTTCGTTCCAGGCATCGTTGGTTTGGGCAGCCAGTCGGAGGTGCGTCCGATGTAGGCTTCTGTTTCGGACAGATGGGGCTGAGCACGACGTCTCGGGGGATGCCGAGGTGGTCCATGAACGTCTTGGCCACGTGAAAACTCCGACTCTTCAGATCATGCCAAATCTGCCACTTCGAGAAATGGTGCACCGACGACGAAATCAAAGGCGAGTGGATAGGATGCCGCTGTGGCGAAACCCTTAAGGTGCGCGACGTACAGGAGCAGCATCCGTTAACCGTGGTGCTCGCCGATTCAGGCAGCGACGAGGTAACATGCAACCGCGGAAAAGGCACTGCCGCTAAAATTTCCAAACTGTTACGCGTCAATGGCATCGAGGTCAAGCGGTGGACGATAATCAAGTGGAAAAAGAGGGGGCATCATCACACCCTTGAGGTGCGGTATGGCATACTTATCTTTCGAGTATGGGATGTGTGGACAGCGATAGCTTGACGATGAACCAAATTACTTAAGATTCAAAGGATAGGAAAAGAGTTGAGGATGAAAGGAGGCCAGCGATTCTGCTAATGCTCCTGCGGTCACAGCTAATAACTGTCCGATCAGAATATCTGCATACTTCCACATACTCCGCTTTTGCTTACTGCCCATAGGCAACCCCTTTCCCACATCATAAAAATGTTCGGCTAAATATTGAAAAACACTTAGCAGGAGCAGCAAAATCAAGGTCCCTACGCAGAAAACTGGGAGTTGCACCCTGTCTTCGCTGGCATACCAAGACCCTCAACTCTTTTCACAAGATATCATACTTTAACCTTTAACAATTAAAGAAAAACGGTTTCCATGGACTTTCATTAATTGCTGTCAACGTTATTTGCATTCCGCGACTGTCAACGGCAAACTATGTATGATTGGATATTTTCATATACGGGGCTCGGGAACACCGGGCCCTTCGTATACCTGCACGTAGACACGCTCCGGTGTGCTAGAGCGTTTCGGGTACCCGGTTGAGCCCATAAGTCGACCAACCATTCTTGCCGTCGAATAGCGGGCGGTAACAAAATTGAATCCGGAAGGCGAATTCGGGTAACAAAAACGAACCACCACAACCCTTGCACCGCTAAGGAACTCGACGGGGCCCCTTCCGAATGGATAAGTGCAAAGGGATTTCCTCTGATCCGTGGTGATTCCGGCTCCATGCCGGAACGGGTTCGGCTCCCGCCAGAGGAACGATGGATGCAAGGTCAATGGATCCGAGTGCATCCCGTATAGGTTGATCGCTATGCGACTGCCCGCCAATGGTGGGCACCACCATAATCCTCACTAGAGGTCAGGCATGCTGAAATGAGATGCTCCGAGAGCAGTATCCAAGCCTCCGCCTGCACATACCTGCCTGGTGGCCTTTACACCTTTCACCACCAGACACCACACTTCACAAGGAGGTTCAAGAGAACATCATGACAATTTCGTTCTCGCCCGTAGCTTCATCTGTGTCCTCTTCTACCTTCGTGAAACCCTCACGGAGATAGAACGCCAAGGCTTTCGAGTTCTTCGCATACACGTTGAGCGTGAGCGAACCATGATCGTCTTTCACTGAATCAAGCAAAGCCTTACCGATTCCCTGTGAACGGTTTGCTCTGCAGACGAACAGGCCGGCTATGTAATCTCCGTCAAGGCCGATGAAGCCCTTCACGCCATCGTCGTCATAGACACGAATGTCAGCGTTGCCGATCATGCCGCGGACCGCTTCAAAGTTGCTGTTCCAATGTTCAATGGGGATGAAGTCGTGTGCGTCCGCGTTGCCCTCGATCCACAGCTTCATCACTGTATCCAGATCGTCTGGTCTCATGACTCTAATCGATGCGTGGTCACAATTGCTCATGAGCATGGAGTATAGCCCATCCGGTCATCAATACACTTGCCCTGCCTCGCCACAACATTCAGCGCCCACAAAGGCAGACGAGAGCAGGGCACCAATCACCACGGAGGTAGCGCATGATTCCATTCGAAACATTGACAGCCATGCGCCAAATCGACACAGAGGACGCCACCGACGTCGGTCAGGTGCTCCGCATCTGCAACTCTTACCAGCCAATGGTTTACTTCACTCATGACGACCCCATCTATACAGACGGACACAACCTCTACGGTCACGTCATCCAATACGGATCAGACGGGAAACTTGCACTCAACGTGCAACGAGACAACGTCTGCACCCAATTCACGCGCATACCAATACCAAAGGAACCGCAATGAGTGCAAGGAAACGTGTAAGCACGCGGGCATTCCAGAAGCGGCGAGACGAGTTCTTCGAACAAGGACAACGAGAGAACGCACCATGCTGGCTATGCGGACAACCCATCGACTACACACTCAAACCAGGAAGCGCCGACGACTCACACGAACTCGACCACTACGTCCCAGTCAGCATCGACGCAACACTGCAATACGATCCAGCAAACTTCAGGCATGCGCACAAGATATGTAACGTACTGCGAAGCAACAAACCACCAAAGTTGAGCCTCGGAATACACAGCAGACAATGGTATTAAGACTGAGGATTTGAAACGGTGCTGGGCTATAAGCCAAAGCTTCCTAAAACGATGCCAGCTATTGCTCCTCCTAAAAGTATCCACTGATTCCAGAATTGGCCCTTCTTAACGGGGACCGGAACCGTTTGGAGAACAATTTGAAGATGAGTCCAAGAGCCAACTGGAACCGGAGCCCCACTCTCATTCTCTAGTTTTGAATATGTCCTGTTAATTTTGCGATAAGAAATCAGATTCCTGACACCAACGAAGATAGAACAGAACACTGGAACGAGTGCAGAGAGATGGAAACGGCAGATGAAATCCAAAATTTGCATTTTAAAATATCCTTATTGATTCAAGAGGTAGGGGCGTTGAGATCGCAGGAGACCTGGTTGCTGGCTTACTTCCCGCGTGCGAGTGTTCCCCTCTCCCCGAGTTGTCCAATAGGGGTCGCGCGCGTTGTAGGGCGGAGGTAAATCGTGGTTGCTAGATTTGAGTTGCTGAGCGTCGCTGATGCGTTTGAACGATCATTGCGTAATATGAGTGGTCTCTCGGCGAAGCATTCTGCACTCGTCGCGGCATCGAGAGTACTTGCGAAACGCATTGACCTTATTGCGGAGGATGGATTCATTGATGGTAACGGGAAACTGGATAATGTGACTGTACCGACGTTCCTCAAATATTTGCAGGCGCTTGGCATGACCGTTGATGTCGTGCAGAAAGCGCCTGCAAAGACTAAAAGCGGCTCACAGAAGGATATGCTCGCTGATTTCCGTCGTGAGCACCGGCAGACGGTCTGATCACATCTGCTGTAGCCATTGGATTGCGTACATACCAAGGAACAGAACAAGGGCTGATACCACAATTCCTGTGATTGCAATCCCCATTCCTCGCCGTACGCCGGTTGCTCTACTTGATACTGCGCCGACGATTGAACATATGAGTCCGGCGAGCGCTGCAATACTGCCCAGGGCCGCGAATAGACCTGCGCCGTGTATCGCAACAGCCACCATGACTGATAGGAATGCGATGCCACTGAGAATCAGTCCTGTTATGGCGCTTGTGGATAGGGGTTTCCTGTTTGTTGGGGCCGTGGCTTGAATCGGTAGTTGTTGTGGTTGCATGTCTCTCTCTTCGCTCAAGGTGGTGGTTCCATGTCTTCGACATTGTTGGGGAAGATGGAGCCTCGCATTTGGACTCGCCCTTTAAGGAAGCTTACTCCTGAGACTTCTCTTGGTTACGAAGTCATTGATTTCGCCCGTTCGATTCTTGGCATCGAGCTTCGTCCATGGCAACAATGGCTTTTGGTGCATGCCTTGGAGCTGATGCCGGATGGTTCGTATCGGTTCCGCCGTGTGATTGTGCTGGTGGCGCGGCAGAACGGTAAGACCATGTTGGCGAGTGTCCTTGCCTGTTGGTGGCTTCTGGTGGATTCGTTGCGTCATCCTGAGCGGGTGCCTCCTGTGAAGTTCAAGATTGTGGGGACCGCGCAGAATCTCGATATTGCGCGTGAGCCCTGGGCTCAAGTGAAAATGTGGTGTGATCCGGAGCCGGATACGGAGGAGGCTGGTGATCTTGCGGTTCCTGCACTTCAGGACAACACTGCGAAGGTTTCGGACACGAATGGCAAGGAGTATATCCAGTCGAAGAAGCTGGCTCAGTATGAGATTCGAGCGGCGAAGAACGCCCGCGGCAAGCCAGCTGCTCGTGTGCTTATGGATGAGCTCCGTGAACAGCAGACGTGGGTTGCCTGGAATGCCACGTCGCAGACCACCAAGAGTTTCTGGTCGGGCCAGCTGTGGGGTATATCCAATGCCGGGGATGGAACCAGCGTGGTGTTGAAGGCGCAGCGTGATGCCGGTATCGCTCAGATCACGGAGTGGGACAAATACGTTGAGGATGGCTTGCAGGATGCCGAGGAGTATGCGAATTCGCATGATGTGAGCATCGGGCTGTTCGAATGGTCCGCACCTGATGGGTGTGCGTTGGATGATCCCGAGGCGTTGTGTCAGGCGAACCCGAGCATCGGATTCGGTGGTATGACGGTGCAGTCTTTGGCTTCTGATGCCGCCGGCATGACCGAGACGGGTTTCCGTACCGAGGTGCTGTGCCAGTGGGTGACCGCCGATGTGGACACGTACCTCGATCCTGATAAATGGAAGCGCGGCACCGATGCGGGTTCCTCGATCGAGGATGGTGGGCGGATCGTGCTCGGTATTGACACTACTGCGGATGGTTCGGTGACGTGGGTCGCCGCTGCAGGCTTGCGTGCCGATGGACTACCGCATGTGGAGGCGGTGACCCGCAGGGATGGGATGATGTGGGTTCCCAAACTCCTCAAACGTATCCGTGACACCACGGGTGCTAATGAGGTTGCCATACAGGGCAGGGGATGTCGCGCCGTGGATCTCATCGACCCCTTGGCTGAGCTTGGTTTCCAGGTCGATTCGATCGATGGCCCCCGTCTGGGTGCGAGTACGGGCCAGTTCCGTGACCGTGTGCGTGAGGAGAAGCTGAGGCATCTGCCGCAGCCAGCCATCGATGAGGCCGTCTCTGCTGGTGTGGCGCGCAAACTCGGTGACGTCGAGGTCTGGGATCGCAACAACTCCATGATGGATATCTCGGGTTTGATTGCTGAAACATATGCATTGTACGGCCTCGAGATGTTCGAGGCTTCGAATGGTTCCGTGACCGCTTCAGCTTACGCGGAGCATGGGCTGATGGTTCTCTAGGAAAGGGGGATCGTGTGAGTGTTTGGTCCACTATTTCGGGCTGGTTCAATCGCCCCCTGGTCAATGTCACGTTCACTCAGGATGATATAGCGCAGGTATTAGGACAATCACCGGCACAGTTGTATGCCACGCAACCTCACCTGAGAACGGTGATCTCCTTCATGGGCGACAATGTCGCGCAGGTCGGTCTGCAATTGTTCAATCGTGAATCGGATACGAACAGAGTCAGGGTCACCGATGATCCGTTGACGGACCTTCTAAGCATGCCGAATCCAGATATGACTCAGTTTGAGTTAATTCGCTCTCTCGTTTGTGATATTGCCCTCTACGATGTGGCGTACTGGATTGTGGTGCCGGCTAATTCCCCGTCAGGTTGGATGATCCGACCAATTCCACCGTCGTGGGTGACGATGAAGAAGCAGGGCGACGTGTTCTCTCCACAGGTATACACCGTTGACCCTCAACAAGGGCATTCGGTGGACATTGATGCCGAGGACATAATCGTGTTTCACGGGTGGAGTCCATCCGACCCAGCCAACGGCGTATCACCTATCCGTGCGTTGAAGGATGTGATGGCCGAACAGATCCAGGCATGGTCATATCGCACCCAGATGTGGAAGCGTGGCGGACGTATCGGCATGTACTTGTCACGCCCCAAGGACGCACCCAATTGGGATGACAAAGCCCGTGAACGGTTCCAGAGGGACTGGAAGGAATATCAGGATGCCGGAGGTAAAGCCGGTTCGAGCCCACTCCTAGAGGACGGTATGACCATGAACAAGGTCGGGTTCTCCGCAAGGGAGGATGAGTTCCTCGAAGTGACGAAACTGTCATTGCAGACGGTGGCCCAGGTGTATCACGTGAACCCTGTGATGGTAGGGGTACTGGATAACGCGAATTTCAGCAACACCAAGGAATTCCGCAAGATGCTGTACTCGGAGACCTTGGGACCCTTGATGCAAATGGTCCAGGACAGGCTCAATGCCTTTCTGGTGCCGAAAGTCAGCAAGGCTAGCAGCCCTTATTTGGAATTCAATATCCAGTCGAAACTCGCGGGCGACTTCGAAGAGCAGGCCAGCGTCCTGTCCACCAGTATTGGCGCACCATGGATGACAGTGAATGAAGGTCGTGCGCGTCAGAATCTTCCAGAGCTCGATGGTGGTAACCAGCTTGTGGTGCCGCTCAATGTGACGAAGGGCGGACAGTCTAGTCCTCAGGATGGAGGAGACCCCATCCCCGCAGAAGTCGAGGATGTCATGAAACGCTGGCTCGCCCGGATGAAACGTTCCAACAGCTCACGCAAGGCCGCCGGTGAACCTATTGACTGGAAACGTTGGGAACGTGAACTGCAAGCGGACCTCGTGTCAACGGGCATCGACCAATTCAATGCCGGTGTGCTGGCGAATCAGACCAATAGCGCGGCAATGAAATATTTTGACAGTGAGGAAGCATAGATGAAGCTCAAGGACATGCCGGTATCGTTCCGGACAGACGGTGACGACCTCGAGGAAGGCCAATTCCTGGTATACCCGTCCACCTTCACTCGGACACCCGACTCATACGGTGACGTGGTTGCCAAGGGCGCATTCGAAGACACCATCCGACAGTGGAAAGGATCAGGGAACGTGCTGCCCATCATGTATGGGCATCGCATGGACGACCCTGATTACAACCTCGGCGGTGCCATCGACATGGGGACAGACGACCACGGGTGGTGGATCAAGGGGCAATTCGATATGGATTCGCCTAAATCCGCGCAAGTGTACCGCCTCGTGAAAGGTAAACGCCTGTCGCAGCTTTCATTTGCTTTTGATGTCCTGGATGAGGGGACCGTGGAGCTGGACGATGGGCAGACAGCCAATGAGCTGCGCAAGCTCAAGGTCTACGAAGCTTCGTTCGTGCCTGTCGGAGCAAATCAGGACACCTCAATCGTGGCGGTCAAATCTGCTGCTGACATGTTGACTGCCGAGATCAAGGCGGGGCGCGTCATCTCAGCCAAGAATGAAGGCACGCTACGCAAATCAGTGGCGCAGATCAATGCTGCCGCCGAGAGCCTGAACAATGTCCTGTCCCAACTGGATGGGGAGAAAACCAATCTTGATGTGGAAGAAGCCAGCGGTAACGCCGAAGCCAAGACCGAGGAGCCTGAACAGGCCAAGGCCGAGGAGCGGAAAGCCAACCCGTCCGTGGAGGCCATGTCGCAGTTAATACACATCTATGAGCATATGGCTCAGGAAGGAGATTCACTGTGAATCTCAAGGAGAAACGCGCTGCGGCACTCGCCAAGGCGCAGAAGTTCAACGAGCGTATCGCTAACGGAGAGGAACTCGGCGAAGATGATGTCACCGCATTGAAGGGCATCCTCACCGAAGTAAAGGATCTGGACGCACAGCTGGCGAAGGCAGCGGAGAAGAAGACCCTGCTTGACCAGCTTGGTTCTCTTGACAAAAAGGAATCCAAGATCGACAACGATGCTAAGTCCGAGGTGATTGATGCCAAGACTCCAGGCGAGTTCTTCATCAAGAGTTTGAAGAATGCAGGCCTGACCGTTCTGGACACGAAAACGCGAGGGTTCCAGACCACCGAGTTCAAGGCCGCAACCGATGCCCAGCACGTCGGACAGGCGACAGGTGCCTTCGGTCCACTGGTTACCGATATTGACACGAACTTCGTCATGCCATACCAGCGTCCGCTCCTATTCGCAGACATCCTCGGTTCCGGCACAGTGTCTGGCAACAGCATCAAATACCCGGTGTTTGGTGCTCTCGAAGGGTCCACGGCGTTTGTAGCCGAAGGCGGCGCAAAGCCACAGATTCACCTCGCGGACCCGACTTGGGTCACTGACTCGCTGGCAGAGGTCGCGGGATTCTTCAAGATCACCGATGACATGGCAGAGGACGCCGACTACGTGGTATCCGAAATCAACTCGACCGCACTCTACGATCTGCAACTGCGCGAAGAACTCGCATTGCTTTCTGGTGACGGTACCAGCAATTCCATCAGGGGCGTACTCAACCGCGATGGCATCCAGACGATCGCCAACGCCACGGGGGAGAAGGACAGCGACCCAGATCTGATCTTCCGAGCCATCACCGCTGTGCAGGAAGTGACCGGTTTCGCTGCTGATGGCATCGTCATCAACCCAGCTGACTACCAGAGCATCCGTCTGTCGAAAGATGCGAACGGTCAGTACTTCGGTGGTGGTTTCTTCGCGGGACAGTACGGCAATGGCGGCATCATGCAGAATCCTTCACTGTGGGGGCTGCGCACCGTGGTCTCTGCCAGCGTTGCGAAGGGCACCGCCGTCGTCGGCGCATTCTCCACTGCGGCGAAGGTGTTCCGTAAGGGTGGAGTCCGTATCGAGTCCACAAACTCCCATGGGGATGACTTCACCAACGATCAGATCACCGTGCGTCTGCGCGAACGTCTCGGTCTGCAGGTCAAATACCCTGCAGCTATCGCCAAGGTGACCCTTGGCACTGCGGCATGAGGTGATCGATGATGATGAAACCCTATGAACTCAATGGGCGAACCTTCCTGTATGGGGAAGGGCGACAGCCGAAAGACGCGGTTGAGGTCCCGCAACGCGTACCGGAGAACAAGGATGCATCCAAAACGGTGAAGCGCAAGACCTCCACCGTCAAACAGGGGAAGTGAGGTGACGGGGCGATGACTGAAATGATCACAGACTTGGTATCCAAAGATTTGGTGGTTGATTCATCGACATGGCTCAAGGCCGCACAACAATCAGTACGGTCATACTGTGGCTGGCACATCGCCCCGAACATCGAACAGACCATGAGATTGGACTCCTACGGCGCTCGCACACTGCTCCTGCCATCCATGCACGTCACCGACATCTCAAGCCTCATAATCAATGGCGTTGAAATGAAAGATGACATTGACTGGAGCATGGCAGGAACGGTGAAACTCCGGAAAGGCTGTTTCCCTGACAGTCCAGGTGCAGTCACGGTCACACTGGAACACGGGTTTGACGCAGCTGAAGTCGCCGACGTGACATCGTTGATGCTGAAGCTCGCCCAACGTGGTTCCACAGGGCCGGGAGTCATCGGATCGCAGTCCACGAATGGTTCGAGTGTCACGTTCATTACTGCGGGTGGAGCACCTTTAAGCATCCCGTTATTACAGATCGAAAAGGATGCTCTGCAGCCCTACAAGCTGACCTGGGGCGTGTCATGAGCACTGCAGCGGAATATGTTGAGCAGAACTCCATGTTCGCCCTACGGTACACGGAACAGTTCACACGTCAACGCAGGAAACAGGTAGTGGACCCCTATGACCCCGACAACACCACGTCAGGGGATTGGACAGATACGGACGACCTGGCTGTCTGTGGCGCACTGACCTCGCTAACCAGCGTCGAACAGGATGATGCCACCCGCAGCGAAGCCATCAGCACGGCACAGTTCGTATCGGACAATCCCGGTATCGACGTGCAACGTGGTGACCGTATTCGGTCCAGTGATGGACGCAAATGGCACGTCGTTGGGTACCCGACGAAGGACATGAACGCCTTCACTGGCTGGCGTCCGACACTGGTATGCAACCTGGAGGAGGTGATCGGCTGATGCCTGCATCAGGACAGACACAAGTGGAATTCAACGACTCGTTCTTCGAATCGATCCTGCGCAGCTCCGGTGTCAAAAGCCTGTGCTCGCAGAAAGCCGAAAAGGTGCTGCAAGCCGCGAAAGCCAGTGCCCCCGTCGACAGCGGAGCATACAGAGACGGCCTGCAACTGCGCACGGTATCCAGAGCGCACCGAGACACCGTCATGGTAGTGGGCACGGACGCGAAAACCATGCTCATCGAATCCAAGACCGGCAACCTCGCCCGCGCATTGAAGGCAGTGAAATG